GTTAAAATTTCATCGTCGAACCATTCAGTAGTCCCCAAAAGTTTTTGATCAATATCAAAAATACTATCTATACCAATAGCATTTAATGATATGTTAAATCTGTGTTTGATAAACTCCATTGTCTGTTCTTTAGTTAAGAAATCTAAGTCACCTTTTTCAAAAATCCAATCAACAATTTCACTTTCCGCTTCATAAGCGTCTTTTGTAGCATCAATTAAATCTTCAACCAACTCAGGTGTCCACCAACTTGGGTTTTCTTTCTTGATCAAATTTACCAAATCAAATCCGAACTCCGCGTGAATGTTTTCTTCTTTGGAAGTTGCCTCAACAACATTACTAACACCCTTCAAAACGTTTTTGTGTTTGTTGAATGACATAATAACAAGAAACTGAGAAAACAATGATACGTTTTCAACAAACATTGAAAATAAAACTACGGATTCAAAGTAATCTTGGTTTTCCACCGACTTGAGATTAGCGATGGTTTTTTCCAAGTATTTGATTCTTCTACGTATTGCAGGTATTTCGAGTAAATTTTCAAACTCTCCGTTTAAACCAAGTAACTGAATCAAGTTTGAATATGCATCAGCGTGTCTTACTTCAGACTCAGCAAATGTTGCACCAACACTACCAATCTCTGGTTTGGGTAGTTTTTTATAAATGTCCCCCCAAAAAGTTTTAACAGCGATTTCAATTTGAGAAATTGCAAGCATCGCTCTCTCAACCGCAGATTGTTCCTTTTCACTTAAATGTACTTTGAAGTCTTGAATATCTGAAGTAAAGTTAAACTCCGTATGAACCCAATATGAGTGACGGATTGCATCTACGTACTGTAACAACTCAGGGTATTCATAAGGTTTTAATGCAACTCTTTTTTGGAAGATATTTGGTCTGTGTTTAGATCTATATATGATATATTCTTTAGCAACATCATTCAATCCGTTATCCATGAGTTTATTTTCAACCATATCATGGATTTCATCGACATGTGGGATACGTTCTTTATCACCTCTGAAAATACCTTTTGTAGTCAAACGAGCGATCTTTTCCGCCATTTCAGTATCAACTTTATTAATACTCAGCATCGCCTTTAAAATTGCACGGGTGATCTTTTCAGATTCAAACATAACTTTGTCACCACTTCTTTTTATTACATATCGGTTATCGCTAATTGATAAATTAACTAAATTATCCATTTTTCATTGTTTTTTTTTGGGGTTTATAAATTTTGCTGTTCTCTTTGTTTTCTTTTTTCAAAGAGTTCTTTGATACGATCTTTTTTCTTTTCTTCTTGTTGTTCCTCAAATCCGAGGAATGTAACTGAAGATTCGGTGTCAATAACCAAAAGTTCATTATCAAATTTACAGTTTTCGAAGACTATACCATCTTGTCCAAGACGTGATTTTGTAATCGCAATAGTCGCCAACTTCATTTCTTTTTGTTGTAATGTTTTGGCAACGGAAATGATTACGTGACCTACTTGAGCTTTTTTGATCGAACCACCCATTTGATCGGTTGTTACAACCTCAGAAGAAATTGATGACCTATTACCTTGAGTTGCGGTCCATCCAGCAATTTCAAGTTCGTGACACATAGCTTCAAAGTGTCTCATTACTGAACCTTCAGCCTTCCACTCATCTGTCTTTACATTTTCAGGTACCACACAATCGATGTAGTCCAAGGTAATCATATCGATTTTAGTACCATCGGCAATCATCTTACGAACTTGATTTTTGATTTGATTCATTGTGATAGTGTCTGAAGGTAGTTTTTTCAAAATAAGTTTATTAGGCATGGTGTTCTTAATCTCATCAACTTTTGATATAACCTCTTCTCGTCTGATAGATAAATTATCAGGTTCAATACCAGTCCATATGGTAAAGTGTTTTCTTTGTATGATTTTGGGATTGTCTTCAAAAAATATTTGTAAAACATTATATCCCATATTGAATGCCGAGTTAGCAATCTTTGTCATCAAAGTTGTCTTACCAACACCAGTTGGTGCTAGTATGACACCGATCTCACCCTTAGCTAAACCACCTTTAAGAAGTCTATCAATCCCAGTAATACCCATAGGAATAGGATGTCTAAAATCATCGTTAAGTACGTCATCTAGCCCCGAAAAAACTTCAGTAATACCCGTTTCTCTTTCTCCAACTTGTAGTGCCTCACGAACCATACCCTCGACTTGATCATAAGACTCAAAATCACCTTGGTTGATGATTTTTTGTGCCCGATCCATAGCCTTCTGAAGTTCTTGTTGTTTACAGAACTTTAGTGCTTTTTCTTGAACGAATGGTGAACCTTCAAATGGTGCGTCCTGAACTTGTTTGATAGTGTCAACGACAATTTTCAAAACCAACTCTTGAGATATTTCCGTCTTGGCAATTTGCTCAAGGGTTTCAAAGTTTGGTGATGATTGATACTTTGAATGATACTCACGTATCATTTGAACTATCAATTTAAAGTACTTATTGTCAAAGTAACTTGCTTCTAAAACATCGATAATGGATTGTGCGAACTCTTTGTCTGTGATTAGTTGATTGATTAATTGTAGTTGAAATGTATTTCCGAGATAGTCAAAATTCTTATTCATAGAGCCGCTTGTATATACTAAATATTACCGAGTTAACTGATATCCCAAGTAGTCCGAAGTTAAATTTTCAGAACTAAAAAGTTCGGTCAATCCTTTGAGAATTTCTTTCAAATGTGGACGAACATCCACAGTATAACGGACCTTTGGAGGGAATAGTTTTGCGTCAATAATACGATGACAAAGGACTTCTTCACCCACTTTAACATACATGTGAAACCACTCAGGATCATCTGTGTTTGACGTATTCAAGATCTCAGGATCTTCCATGATATTATCTTGATTATCCATCATATACATAACGGTTTTCATCTTCAAGTCTTCAGATAAAGTGATATCAATATCTCGGACAAGGTAGTAAAGTTCTACTGATCCGCGTGCTTTGGGATTGTAGTTACGGACATTGTAATAACGTTGAACAACTATGTTATCGTTCAAGGTCAAAAGGAACTCCATTTTAATTAGAGATTCTTCTTTCATAAAATTTAGATTTAGTTAGATTGTTTGAATTTTCGTTTTTCTTTACGTGACAGTTTCATGAATGGTTTTAAAAACTCAACGAAAGCATCATCATTTTTTGGTAGATATTTGAAGAAACCATCTTCAGTCATCATTGATATAATATTTCTTGACCCCCGACCTTCGGGATCTAAGGTTTCAGAATAATATAACTCAACAACAGATTTGGCCTCTTCAGAAATCAGTGGATTTTTTAAGTCCACAAGAGTTTTGTTAACAGAGTAGAACTCCTCACCCAATGTACCTCTTTTTGTATTCCCATCAATGATATTTTTTAATACTCTGCTTTTGTTTTCGATTTGAAATAATTCACGAGACTTAGTTAAAATATCATCCACAGAAAGTACTTTATCAAGCACCTCAGGAAAAAGTTTTACAAATGTTTTTTCCCCAAGAAGTTTAATACCATCGATATTGTCGGATTTGTCACCCATTAAAACTTTAGTAACCAATACATTTTGATGTGGAATTTCATATTCACCAAAACGCACATAGTCACCTAACTTGTAGTAAAATTTTTTAATGGGAGAAAAAATCTGAACCGATTCAGAAATTAACTGTAAAAGGTCTTTGTCAGATGAAAAGATTGTAATCCTTTCTTCCGTAGCAATTTGACAATAATAGGCAATCAAATCATCAGACTCATTTTCATTAACTTCAATCTGTCGAATAAATGATTCCTCAAGGTATTCTTTAACTCGGGATTTTTGCCAATAGTATGACTCGAGCTTTTGCTCGTTCATATCGTTTCGGCGATTCAGTTTGTAAGCAGGATATATTCCACGTCGAACGGTTGAGTTTCCTTTACCATCCCAAAAAACAATGATTTTGTCGTACTCGTTTTCGTCCAACTGCCTACGAAGTGTGTTAAGGAAGTGAAAAACACCTCCGATGTGGTTACCTTCGACATATAGATCTCGGACTCCGTGGAATCCGATCTTGAATAAATTATCTCCATCAATAAGAAGTGTTCTCACTTTATAAGAAGATTAATTATCTTCTTTTTCTTCCTTCAACACAAAGTCACCATCAGAACCGATGATTTCCTTCCAATAGTCAGAATACTCCTTCTTGTAAGCCTCAATCGAAGCCTTCTCTTCAGTAGTTTCCTTACCAGCTAAGAAACCGTGGGGGGTGACAATAATCTTTCCGTCTTCGTAACCCAATCCATTGATGTGGTTCTTCATGACAGAAATTTTGGTACGAGAGGCGAACTTCACAGTGCGCTTGTCCTTGGTAGCGGTAATCTTGGTGGTACCAGCACCTTTTTGATTACCAAACAAGAACACCAAAGAAGAGTTGAGCCATACAGACTCTCCACCCTTGGCTTTGATTTTGGGTTGACCAAACGGATTGTCGGGGAGTTCGACCCAAGGTTGGTTAACAATGATAAGAGTATTCTCGAACTTAGAGTCCGCTTTACGTGAACCCGAAATACGTTGGTTGATACCCATACCAATCTTGTCAGACAACACCGAAGCGTTATGTTGTTTACCACCCTTACCTTCATAGGTCATCTTACACGGAACAGAACCCACGGAGTCCCACAAAAAACACAAGCTGTAATCCAACTCACCCTTCTCTTGAGCATCCAACAAATCGTTAATGTAATCGGTGATTTGTTCGATGTACGAAAAGTTGTTATTGAAGATAAAAAATCCATCCCAATCCAATTCTCCCGTTTCTTGGTCAACCACTTCTTCGCATTGAAGTCCCATCAGTCGAGCGTGTTCAAAACTCCACTTTTGTTCGGTGATGATAAACACAGGAAGAATTTCTTTCTTTTGAGCATCCACCGCAGTTTTAATCATCGCAGTTGTCTTACCCGTGTCAGAGTGACCCAAGAACATATTAATGTGCCCGATCGCAGGACCAGGAAGTCCAACCGCGTCCAAGAACTCTTCACCACAATCGAAGAATCGTTGTGGTTTGTACTTAGCAGAAGTTGAGAACTTCTTCTTTATAGAACCGAAGTCATTTTGTTTTTTTATTGCCATAATAGAAAAAATAAAAAATGGTGCGGACAATGCCCGCACCATCAAGATTAGAATGGTAGATCTTCGTCTACAGGTGAGTTTGCTTGTGGGTCAACATATGATGAGGAAGATGATCCACCAAAAGATTCGGTTGCGGTTTCATTATTTTCATATACATAACCACCCTTTTCAGTATCCCAACGTGGAACTTCACCACGAGCGATAGCTTCCAAATACTCAACGGGTTTTTTGGAGTAAACATCCAACCAAGTCATTTCATCGTCAACCCACACTTTCATGATCTTAGGATCCTCATGAGTAGGTGCTGGATCATCATACATAATGGTTGATACCGTGGTGTATGCCGCCCCCTTAGGTGTCTTCTGCTTTGTGAGTTCGATGATCAAATCACGACCTTTTTCAGGATCAGTGACATCACCCTTATTTCTCCAAATAGGTATGATTTTGTCCAAGATACCTTCGTTCTTGTAGTTGTGTTTGAAACGCCAAAATTTTACACCATCTTCCTCATGGTCACGATCAATAACCTTTACGATGTAAAACTTACGAGATTTATATTGTTTAGCAAGTTCCTTATCAGACTCTTTACCAGTCATCATAAGTTCTTCATAAACTTCATTCAAAGGAGAGCGTTCGTTGTCGTTTTTACCTGGATCGTAAAACTTTTGCCACTTACCACCAACTTGAATTTCGTGGTACCAAGCTTCTTTGAATGGTGAACTCCCATCTTTAGTTGGGAGGATACGGACACGGCGAGTGCCCGAGTTTGATTTGTCATCCAAGATAAGAGCGAAGTATTTCTTCATTCTTTCTTCTGAAGACATTTGGCCTTGTCCACCACCTGATGAACGTTGTGCCTGTTCGTATTGTGCAAGTACTGCGTCTAATGAGCTCATAGAAAATAAATATTAGTTAATAGTTGATACAAAAATAGTTCAAATTTGTTTAATAGTCAAATAGGAATTAAAAAAGGGTCGTGGTTTCCCACAACCCTAATAATAGTCATTTTTTCATAAAAGTCAAAACTTATACTTTTCATCTGTCGGCATAAATGTTTTTTTAATTTCTGCCGGATTGATGTCTTGTACTTCGTCGGACGTAAGTATGTATTCGTGTTTACCTCCTTTTTCAAAATCTTCTTTCTTGTCTTCGAAAAAATCTGTAAGTTTTTGATTAAAAGGTCCTGAGTCTAAAGATCTTAGTTCAAGTTTTTCTTGTGGGGTCTTCTCTCTGTACTTTTCAATTTTTGTTTCGATCGAATTCAATCTGTCAATAACTTGATCCATTTCCCCCAATTTTGATTCGAGATTTGTAATGTATCCAAACAAGGTATTAAAATATTCGTCTTGTTTCTTTTCCATTTTTTCTTGCGACTTCACCAAATCGGTAACCTCAAGTTCTTCTTTTCCTTCAGATGAAGCACCTTCGTCGTCTATCTTTTCAACTTCTGTGTCTGCTTCAACGTCTAACTTTTGAGGTGGTCCTGCGGGAACTTCTGCAACTGCGGGTATTTCAGCCGCCGCTGGTGCTCCTATAGGAGTTTCGGGTACATCGATAGCAGGGGCACCCGCCTCTTGTTCTGTGATATACTTGTTTATTCTGTGGTGTCTCTCAATTTCCTTGAGAATTTTCTTATCGATACTCATCTTCTTAACCGTTTAAGAGTTGTTTAATTCCTTGTGGAGTCTCAACACGAACTCTTCTGTTTGTAGTGTGTTGATGTCCGGCTCTTTCGATAAGTCCATCACGTTCTCTAACAACGTAACAGTCCCCTGTGTCTAAATCACAAACTTCTTTTGTACCATCACCATTATCTCTTTGAGAGATTCTGGCTTGTTTACCCAAATATTGGTTTAACATATTATTTAAATCCATAATAGTTTTTTCTTAATAAATATACTATTACAACGAATTAATCGGAATATAATAAGTAAAGGTGTATGGTGTGGGTGTTTGAACCGTTACCAAGAATGTTATTGAGTTTTGTGATTGAGTAGCAATTAACGGTAGAGAATCATTGTACCCGTTTTGGTTCGATATAAATGTTCCACCTGTGGGTCCAACTACAAACTGAGCAACCTGTATTATTTGTGATCCGTTTCTAATAGTAACCACCGCAGGATATGAGTTTTGTAAAGATGCTGTGGTCACAACAAAGTTTCCTGTTAATACACCTTGAGGACCATAACTTACATTAAATGTTGCACCGTTTGTTTGACTTGCAGTTGACAATGTTTGTCTGTCGGGAGTATTTGCCGGTCCAACACCACTTCTACTCGGGGTTGGGGTCGGAGTCGGTGGTAGATTAGATTGACTTGATCCCGCTATAGTCCCTCTTGTTGGTGTTGGTGTTGGTGTTGCACAAGTTGGTGTTGCCGGTATGTTACCCTGACTAT